TCCAGCGCCGTGTCGCCGACCGCGACGTTGCTAGCGATCTGGTTGCCGCCCAGCCCCACCGCGACGCCGACCACTTTGTCAAGTTCATACGACGCGAAGATGTTGTCGTCAGTCTTGATCGTGACGCCGGCCGACGTCTTAAGGATGAACTTGTAAGACGAGCCAGCCGTCAGCCAAATCTGCGCCGGTGTGCGGCCTGCGCTGTCCAGCACGATGGGGTTCGTGTTGTTGGTGACCGCCGACGAGTCGGTGTACGTTGACGCAGGGGTCGTCGTGCCAGCGTCGTAGGTGTAGATCAGCCCTCCGTCCAACGGATCGCCGTTGTTGTCAAAGAACTGTGCGCCTGCGCCGGCGTATAGGGAGAGGCTGATCGCCATGATGCCCTCTTACTGTTGAATCTGAGTGACGGTCAGCAGCACCGCTGCGGCTGATGGGGCGTAAGCCGTGGCTGCCGTAGCCGACAGCGACATCGCCGTATCGGAAACTGCCCACATCAGTTCGATGTAATCGTTGGCTTGCAAAGAAAAGAACTCCGACATCGTGATTGCAACATACCCGCCGTTGCTGTCAAGCGAAACGATGGCGGTACTGTTGGTGTAGTCGCTAGTGCCGTTCTTGCGAAACCACGCCCGAGCGTTCTTAGCCGAAGCGTTGGTGGATGTGAACTGATACCGCACCGTGAACTGGTACAGCCCCGATTGAGGCACCTTGATCTGCGTCAGCGGGCTGCCTTGCAGCACCACACCTTCGGCGATCTCGGTCGTGTCCAACGCAATCGCATACGCCGTGTTGATGACGGCGGCGCTGAGATTGGTCGTGCGGGTGAATTCACCGTAATACTTCTGCTGCTCAATTGTTGGCCGCACGAAGACGTCGCCTGCCGTGGCGCTTTTAATCAGCACCGCCGCTAAGGGGATGACGTTATCCGGCGCGGTCGGTTTGACGTTGGTGAACGCCCCCGCCACCGTCGGGCTGGCGTACAAGATGTCGCCGACGTTGAACGCGCTGGTGTCGATGCCCGTCACGTTACCCCACACGCAGCACAACCCCGTAGCGCCGCTGTCGGGCAATTCTTCGGCCATGACGCCGAGGATGTACAGCGTTGGCGACGACCCGTCAGCAAGATACGGCGCGACGGACAAGACGTTGTTAGCGCCGACGCCTACGAAACCTACGACCGCCCCTTTGGGGATTGTGCTTCCAGTCGTGTTTTCAACAACGGTGAATTGCTTTAGCGCCGCGTCTTCAATCGACGACTGCAGCAACTGAAAGAAGCGAAACCACGCCCGCGTCGTGATCGCGTCCCGATCTACTAGCGGGTCGCGCGAGCCTGGGACGCGGGGGGCCAACGGCATGTCATGCGCTCGTCGGGGACGCGATCAGTTCCGCGCCCATGATTGCGATCTTCACCGGGTCCGTGCCGCTGATCTCGTACACGCGGTCGCGCAGCTTGAGCGTCATACCCAAGCGCCGCCAAAAGACGCGGGTGTTGTACTCACCGATCTTGCCGATGGCGGCCCAATGCTCGTTCGACCATGTGTGACCGCCGTCATCGCTCCAGCGCAGCATGACCTGCGGATCGACCCCAGGCGGAGAGTTGGCGTCAACCGCTGAGATGTAATCGCCGTTCTCCAGCAAGATGCGCCCGCCGTCTTCCAACAGCAACAAAAACGTGCTGTTATTGGCCATCCCGACGCCCGACTCGCAATCGAGTTGAAGCGTGTGGTGCGCGGTGCGCTTCAGATCGTTCTGCCCTGTCGGCAGCGCCCGCCACGACCGCAACCAACGCTGCACGGCGTTGTTGTCGGTATAAACGTCCAGATCAAAAGCGTACAGATCGCCGTTCAGCCAATCGCCAACGATAATCTCGCCGTTGTAGTTGGCTTGGCAGTTGCCCCGGTGACGGACAAAGTTCACCCCGTCCCAGCCCGCCCGCTCATGCCACGCTTGCGTAGCAACGTCGTAGACCCAAGTCGTGTTGGCGGTGGGGAAGACCAGCACATAGAAGCTGTGGCCGTCTTGCTGGTAGGTGTAACCGATGGCGTCGTTGAGAACACCGTATTTCTGGATGTGCCACTCAACCGCGTGCGTGCTGACGCGCTGGCCGTTGTAGCCGTTGTTGCGGTAAACGATGCCGTTACCGCGAGCGTCAGCCCCGAGCCAGAAAACTGAATTGTCGAGCTTGGCCACGCTGTACGGCGCGAGGCAGCCAATCTCCATGAACGCGCCCTCGATGCGCGCCAGCGGAAAGTCAGCCAATCCGGCGTTGTACCAAACCTCAATCGTGCTGTTGCCGAACAGCCAGACCTCGCGGTGGTCAACCATCAGTGACACCACGTCGTCGGGGTTGCCTTCGGCGCTGGCAAAGTCCAACGGATCGATCATCGTGCCGTTGTTCAGCGACGTAACCCAAAACCGTTGGCTATTCGGCTCGTTAAAAACAAAGTAGCCATCAAGATAACCGACCGTCACCGCGCCAGGAAAGTCCGGGTCGTTGATCTGGGCGAAGACGTTGGTGCTAACGTTGTAGATAAACGAGTCGGGGTTGCAGGCAACAAACAACTGCACGCCGTTGTCCACCATGCTGACCGGGCCGCTGCCGTTGATCAGCCCCAGCTTGACCGAGTTGTAGTTACCATCGACCTGATACAACTCGCCGCCCGAAGCGACGTACAGATAGTCGCCAAACTTCCACAGCCCTCGGATCGGCCCCTGCCCTACGGTGGCAAGGTAGCGCAGCCCCGGACAGCGTTGCAAGAATGCCGGTTCCTTGCCTGCTTCCGGCACCGCCTCGGGAAACAGGTTGACCATGCGGCTGTCCGCAGCGTTGACGCTGCGGGCCACATAGGTGCCTCCGAGGATGGGCGTTTTCATGCTACACTACCATTCATGTTAAACGGAGATTGAGCATGGAAACGTGGAAACCAGTTCTTGGTTTTGAAGGTTTGTACGAGGTGAGCGATCACGGCAACGTGCGGCGGGTTGCGCGTAGCAAGACCGTAGACGCGGCCAAAGTACCGCAAGCCAAAGAGATGTTTGCCGCTGGTGCTACGTTGAAAGAAGTTGCCACGTTTCTCAGTGTCAGCATTCCCACAGCTCATGCCATTAAGTTGGGCAAGACGTGGAGTGGAGACGCTGGGCATCGGTCGTGCAGAACAACTTTGTTGAAGGGGTACTTGCGAGTATCGCTGTGCAAAAACGCGAAGTACACGCGGCGAGCCGTTCACCGGCTCATGTGGGAATCGTTCAACGGAGCCATTCCCGGACGGCTTGAAGTTAACCACAAGAACCTTGACCGCGCTGACAACCGACTTGAGAACTTGGAACTTGTGACGCATCAGCAAAACATCCAGCACGCGATTGACGCTTACAAAAGCCAAGGGCTGTTGCGAGCAGTCAAAGGCGTCAAAGGATTTATTGCTGGTCGGCATAGCAAGTACGACAACAGTTAAACGTCTTTACATATTGCCAGCGTAGACGTTGAACCGTTGCCGCGTCGCCACCAGCGAGTACGGCATCGACATTACGTCATCCGGGTTGTTGATGCGCTTCAGGTTGCGCTTGCTGGTCATGGCAATGCGCCGCACTTGCGGTGACGGCTCGACACCGAACTCAGGCGCAAGCTCCATCGCCAAGTTGTAGACGAACGCGCGCAAGTATCCTGGCGGGAACGACAGCACCGTGGACAGCGACGCCGGGTTCGACAACTCAGACACACTGATGAAATGCCACTCCAGCAGCCGTGTAGGCACCGGGTAGATGTACATCTCGATGTCCGGGTAGGTCATGTTGACCCACAAGACTTGCGGGTACGTCGAGGTCACGGTCTTGACCGCAATCCCGTCGTACTGTTGCTGGTTGATTATTTTGATGCCGAAACTGACGTTCGTGCTGGGATCGCGGAAATACGTCGCGTCGTCCAGCAAAATAGGCCGGTTGCCCACGAAGTCGCCAGACGGCCCCAGCGTGCGGCTGATCGTGCTGGTCGGCCACAGGTAAGTCTGATCCTGCGTCGAGAACACCGACAAACGCTCGGTATTCCACGATGAGATCATCTGGTTGAGGGCTGTCAGCGCGTCTTGCGAAACAGCAGCGGAAGGTGTTTCACCTTCAGCCAGAACGCCCAGCAGACGCAGGGCGCGATTTATCTGGTCACCCGCTGTGGTGGACATCTGCAACCTCCCTGCGGCGGCGAGTGCGTGTGGCCAAGGTGTTGACTACAGGCGCGGGCTCGTCGTCATCATCGACTTGGCTAGGAGTATAGCGCTCCCAGCCGTTGCGCTCGTCAAAATCTGCTTCCATGTCGAGCGTGGCGACCTTAGCGCCGTGGATTGGATGCCGAAGATAGATGACTGCCATAGATGAGAAGGGGGCCAAAGCCCCCTTTGGTTTAAGAAGCCATGATCACCCAGTCGGTGCCGTCGCACACCAACATGGCCCAAGCGCCAGCGGTGGCGGCAAGAATTGCCGTGCCCGCAGTGTTGGAGTTGACCGGCTTGACGTTCGACGACGCAGACACGACGGTCTGAGCAGCAATCGTCTTGATCCAAACTACGCGGCCAGCATTGGCCGAAGCAGTGGGGAACGTGACGGTGATGCTGCCCGCGCCGTTGCAGACAATAAAGTTCTCCACGTCAGCCAGCGTGAACGAAGCCGTCTTGATGACGGGCGCGTTCAGATCCAGTTGCGTGCCGTTCAGCTTGCCGGTCACCACCACACTTGCGCCGGCAATGACCCCTGTGACA